TTATGAAATAGACCCATTAAATGGATATGTGTTTTTTACGGGTCGAGATTTAACATCTTTATTTATAGATACTAAAGTAATAGACGGTTCCACATTAATAAAAGATCTAACGTCTTCAGGAGTAGCTATAGCTTATGCTGGAGAACACGGGTTAAAAATGGATATTACCAATACGGATACTAAAGTGGGTGTCTGGGATGGGTCTCAAACTGTTTACATTTCCGCAAAAGATTCAGAATGGGATTTACTATGTAAGTTAGCTCAAAATGAAGATTTTGATGTTTATGTTATTGATGACACGCTGCACTTCAAACCTAAAACAACAACTAAAGATTATTATAGGATTAATTTTAATTATGCTGATGAGTCTGGGTTTGAAGCGTCAAATGCTCTACGTTTAAGGTGTTCTCGAAATTTAACCATTGCAAGCGATATTAAAGTAGTGGGTCAAAATTGGGATATTTTAAATCAAAAGAAAAACAAAGTCACAAGCAGTCGGAAACGAAGTTCAAAAACAAGTAGAGACAGCCGATCAAAAACACAAACATATTATGTTAACACTATAGGTCAAAACCCAAACGGCACAGCACAAGTTACACAGAGCCTGCAAAAACAATTATCAGCACACCAACGAAAAATAAGCATGACATTAATTGGTGACACTGTATTAACGAATAGAAGTGTTATGAAGTTGACTGGAGTAGGTCCTATATTTGACCAACTATATTATCCAGATTCAATAAAGCGCTCGATGAGTTTTGATGAGCCTTTTTTGATGGAGGTTACAGCTAAAAATCACGACGTAAAATCACAGGTGTCATAATGGATGTTTTAACGAATCAAATAAAGCAATTAGCTAACCAGGAAGGTGATATTAAAGCGCTTATTAAAGTAGGTACAATTAACAGTTACAGAGCAGATACCTATCGCGCTACAGTAACACTGCAACCTGAAGGTATTTTAACGGGGTGGATACCTATAGCTACATGGGGAGAGGTTAAGCCTCTTAAAGTAGATACCCAATGTGTTGTTGTTTTTTTTAATGGCGATTTAAATAATGGAGTGGTTGTCGGTAACATATTTAGTACGGCAAACCCCCCACCACAAGACGACGCTGTGACTCAGCCAGGCAGTTTTCTATTTAAAACCGAAAACGGTGCTATATTCAAAGTCACAAATAGTGGTCAAATAGAGATAATAGCTCCTAACGGCCAAGCAATTAAAGTAAGTAGTGATACGAATGTTTTTGTTGGTGATACGGCGCAAGAATTAAAGAGATTAGTTAAAGAATCACTCAAAGAACTGTATAATGAACATACGCATCCATCAGACGGAGCGCCACCTGATGCACAGTATCATATTACGGACGATGATTTAACTACCGTTTTAAAGGGGAATTAGTGGATATTTATCACGAAGTTGGCAGCGACATACAGTTAGATTCGACAAATGACTTGTTGTTTGTTTTTGATACTGATGAAACCAATCAGCGTATTATGCGTCGTTTACTTACGAATAAAAGCTCTTATATTTGGAACCCTGAATTTGGTGCCAGCATCCCAGCGCGCATTGGTAGGACGCTTAGTGTTGAAGAGTATAGAGATGCGGTCAATGCGATAACGGCAGCTGTGTTAGAAGATGATGATGTTTTGAAAGACCCAGCGCCAGAGATTAACTTGCAAGCTATACGCAATGGGTTTGTTTGTTATATACGTTACTATAATAAGTCCAACACGGAACACGACACTACATTAGCTTTTGAGGTAACATGACATGGCTTTAGAAACCAAAGATTATGATGAACTAGTACAAGATCAAGCAACAGCAACTCAAAGCGCTGCTACTAGAAAAATGGGAAAATATCTTAATTTCGGGCTGGGGTCTACGCTACGAGCGCTCATCGAATCTAATGCTGGTTTGGCTTTGTGGACACAAGGGTTATTAGTAAAAGTGTTGGCTACAACACGCTTAGCTACGAGTGAAGCCGATGACGTTGATACTTTTATTAATGATTTTGGACTTGAAAGGGCGGCAGCGGCAAAAGCTACAGGTGATGTCACCTTTTCCAGAAACATCGTTGCCAATGACGCGGTTATAGACTTGGCTAAAGAAATACAAACAGAGTTATCCAATGTTAAATATATTGTTGTGGCTGATACGACCAATCCTATTTATGACCCGCTTAGAGAGCAGTATATAATCCTTGCGGGCACGCATAGCGGAGATGTTAAGGTTGAAGCGGTTGAAGCGGGTTCTTCGGGCAATGCTGCGGCAGATACGATTACTGTGATATCGCAACCTATCCAGTATGTCGATTTTGTTACCAATGCATTGCCCTTTACGAACGGAGCTGATAAGGAATCTGACGCTGAAGCGCGGCAACATTTTGTTGATTACATCAACTCTTTGAGTAAAGCTACCAAACTGGCTATTGAAGAAGCTATTGAAAGCGTCCAGGAAGGCATACAGTATTCAGTTGTGGAAAACAAAAATTATACTACTGGTTTGGAAGAGTTGGGGTATTTTTATTGTGTAATCGATGATGGAAGTGGTAGCCCACCTCCAGAATTAATAACATCTGTGTGGAATGCTGTAGACCGAGTTCGAGGGCTTACGACTTATTTTGAAATTAAAGCTGCTTTGTCAACAACGGCAAGTGTTTCGGCAACGGCAAAAATAGATACAGGTGTGTATGATGTTGATGAAGTTAAGACAGCAATAGAAACAGCCTTAACAACATACATTGATTCTTTAGGTATAGACACTACGCTATATTTTAGTAAATTATATCAAATAATTTATGATTCACATGAAGCAATTGAAGACGTGGTAGATGTTTTGTTGAATGGTGGTACGAGTGACTTAGTATCAGATAATAAACATTCCATTCATGTTGGCACTTTAAGTATTACAGTAACGAGTATATAGATGGCTATTGGCGATTTTGATGACATAATTCTGCGTTTTAATGCTTACCTCGTGGATTGGTTTGGTGATGAGCCGCCTCTTGTAGATTCAATCATTGAGGGGTATGCGGCTATCTGGGCTTTTTTGTATGCAGCATACGATTATGTAAAAAAACAAACACGCATTAAAACTGCAACTGATGACAACTTAGATGCTATATCTAAAGATTTTTTTGGTCCAGAATTGCCACGAAAAGGTGATGAAGGAGATGAACATTATCGAAAAAGAATTTTAGTTAATTTATTGCGTGAACGAGCTACTCGCGAGGGAATGCGTAAAGTTTTATTTTTATTAACTGGTTTTGAACCGATAATTATCGAACCGTATAGGCCCCAGGATATGGGTGTTTACAACGACCCTAGAACGTTAGGCTATAATATCGCTGGACGTTATGGTGGTGGTAATTTAAAGTATCAAGCGTTCATAATTGTATTTCGGCCTTTTTTTAATGGGCTGGCAAAATTCGGAGGGTTGAATGTACCAAACCATGGTTATAATGTGGTACAATCATCAACTACAAGCAATCCAGTTATAAATGCTTATGGAGCTGCGTCTTTATTGGATGATTACATTACAAACGCTGATATTTATCATGCTGTAGAGGTTACGCGTATGAATTCGACGAAAATATGGGTAAGCATAGTAGAAAAAGAGGTAATATAATATGGTAAATCGTGTATTAGAGTATCCGATTGAGGTGCCGTGGTGCGAAGATGATTTGCGCGCCAATAAGAATTTTATGATTGGGTTAGGCAAATTAGCTGAAACATTGATTGGTAAAAACACAGTTATACAGGGATTGCCTTGCACACCAACGACTCCGGCTAGTCTAGAAGTGTTGGTGGGTGCTGGCCAAATATTTAGTTGGCAGAATGTCGATGATACTGATTATTCAGAATTGCCATTAGATACTGCGCATCAAATTGTGAAACAAGGATTAGTACTTGACGAGACGACTTTAAGCTGTCCGGCGCCAGGCACACCTGGATTTTCAATTAATTACTTAGTACAAATTACGTTCCAGGAAGTTGACGCTTTAAATGAGGAACGCGCATTTTACAACTCAGCAGACCCTTCAGAACCGTTTTATGTATATACGGATTCCGAACGACAAGCTAGATGCATTGTAGCTGTAAAGGCGGGAACTGAAGCTACAACAGGAACACAAGTTACACCAGACCCCGATGTAGGATATGTTGGTGCTTGGGTAGTTACGGTAGATAATGGCCAGACGGAGATAACTGCCGGTGATATAACTGAATATCCTGAAGCACCGTTTTTCAATCTTACAAACACAATTTACTATGCTGTGGTTAAAAACGATGGTTCTAATAATTATAGCGGGCCAAGTAAACCTCCGATATCAGCGTATCTTGATGGGACGACCGTTGTGATTTCGCCGGATGCTAACAACACAGACGACTGTACATTAGATGTGGGACATGGCGCGGTTCAAATTTTAGACTTGGATGGCGCAGCATTACAAGCTGATGAAATAAAAGCGGAAACACCATATATCGTGATTTATAAAGGCGGTAAGTGGATAATACAAGTCACATCTAAAACAACTATTAATCAATTTGCAGCAGAACATATTTCTGGTTTTCATGTGTCTAATGACGCTGGAGATACGGCCCATGATATTCTCTTTGGTGAGGGCGAATGTCGTGACACTGACGATACGATGAATATAAAGGCACCAATTGGAATGGTTAAACAGATTGATGTTCCTTGGGCGCCAGGGACAGGTCAAGGCGGTTTCCCGACAGGTTTGACACTTGGTCAAGGCTGGTATGAACTGTTTGTAATAGCAAAGCTCGATGGAACTTATGATTTTGGTTATGACTCCAACCCTGACGCCAACCAATTACTGGCGGATGCTTCAGGTTTTACTGGCTATCGACGCGTAATGAGTGTTCATGTCAATGCTTCTTTAGAGATAGATGAGTTTAAACAATCACGAGATGATTTAAGTAAGATTATGTGGAAAACTCCAAAAGTATGCTGGAATGGTACTAACCCAACAACAACACCGACTACTATAGAGTCATGGACGCCTCCTGGTCGAGAGTCTGTTGCCAATTTAGCTTTTGAAATGTTCTGTCCAACAGTAGTTGAATCAGCTATAAATATCTTTAATCCAGAGATCACAGGCGGACCCTATTTAGCGGCTAAAGGGTTTGCTTTGACAACGGCGTCTGGTGAGCGTTGTGATGCGCATGGAACTTGTGATGTATTATCAGACTCAAATGGTCAGATGCTGTATCAAGTCTCAGCAACGAAAACAGATTTAGCATTAACTATTTGGTCACGAGGCTGGATTGAAACACGTAAACCAGTACCTTTACCTTAAAGGAGAATTATTATGCCACGAATATTTGATGGACAAACAACTGATGTTGAAAGTGAGATTTTTAATATTCCAGGACCGGACACGCCAGTACAGGTATTAATTAGCGGTGTGTTAGATGGTGCTGACGTTAGAACTTGTGTTTTAGATGAGAAAAATAATTCAGGACCGATTAAACCATTATCGTGGAGAACTAGCGAGGGAGATACATTGCCAGCACCTCCTTTAGCTGATGGTGGGCTTGATACATTAGGCAATTGCAGAATACAATTTAGCATTGTAAACGCCGGAGAAAACACCAACATTAATTTATCATTTTCCGCAAAAACAGTTTAATGAAATCATAACAGCACGGTTGCGAGTTGTTGTTAGTCAAAGAGGTAACAACTATGACCAATCGTAGAATAGGCAAAAAATATTCAGAATCCTATGGCGGTGAAAATGGCGGCGGTGCGGATAAGTACAAAGGAAATTGGGACGCATCAACGAATACTCCGTTTTTAGTTGATGGTGTTGGGGATGCTGGCGACTATTATGATGTTTCTGTGGCTGGTACGCAAGATTTAGGAAGTGGTCCTATAACCTTCACGGTAAATGATGAGGTTAAATATAATGGCACTAGATGGTTTAAACGAGATAAACCAGAAACACTTTGGACCGATACTGGTTCAGAAGCTAAATTAGTTACGCCGCGACCTATTAATACTCAAGATCAAGGCTTAAAGAACTCGCATACTACATCACCTATTCGACTAGCCTCTGCAACAGACCCAGAACTAACCACAACTAAGAAAGACTATGCTGGTGGTATTAATGAGGTCAAATTAAATAGTGATAACCACGCGGCCGCAGCAAACCCACATAGCGACAGCGCATCAACTACCGATTTAATCAATCATACTTCAGCGGCAAACCCACATAGCGGCAGTGCTGCGAGTGGCGCCAATAATGATATTTCATCTTTAGAAGGAATTTCAGGCGCTGTGATTAATGAATGGGTACAAGTTTTAACAGCTGCCGCAACTCATAATCAAGGCGTGACGGCGAAAGCAGTTATGGACGCAATTGCAGCGGGTTCAGGGCTTACGCCGCAAGATTTAACAGAGCAATTAGCTGGTGGAGGCGAGACTGAGTTTACTCTAGCTGAAGCGCCGAAAAGCCCTATCTCAACCATTTTAAATTATAATGGTCAAATACCAATTTATGGTTACGATTATACGATTGATGGTACCACTTTAATATGGATTTCTCCAGATTATCCTTTAGGTAGTGAGGCAGATGGTAATAAATTATGGATACTATCAGATATCACGATAACGCCGCCTGGAACCATTGACCAACAAAAAATGTTTTACGTTGGGAAGGCTGGAAACGATAGCAATAATGGTAAGTCGGTTGAAAAACCGTTTTTAACGATTGCTGCGGCATGTGCTGCTGTTTTAGCAGCGGGGCCTACGGAATTAGATTCTTATGCCATACAAGTTATTGATGGCGGTATTTATGCTGAAACAGGTTTGAATCTTCCGTTATTTACTAAACTTGATATGAGTCGTGCGATTTTTGAAGGAACCATTACTTTAGGAAATGGAAGCGCTTTCCATTTTAAAGAGATAAGAGTGCCCGCAAGCTCAACGGCAATTACAAAGACAGGTGCTGGTCATCCTGCTTATGTACAAGGCGATACCGTATCGTCAAGTGTTAATGCTACGTTATTCGATGTGTCTGACACATCAAGGGTATATGCTTTTATACCGCGTGTTGATATGAATCAAGTTGGTTCTAAAATAGCAAATGTAGGTACGACAGCTGAATTATTTATCAATTCATGTGTTTGGGATGAAAATGTAGCATCTACGAACGATGGTACAGCGCTTGCTATTTTAGAACAAGTATCAAAAGCTCCTTTTAAAGCATGGACTAATGTACAACACTCGGGTACTGGAGCCACTACTCCGATTGTGGTTCAATTCGGTGCCAAGTCGTATGACCAAGAAAATACGTTTTCAATTATAACAAATAGAGAAGCTGCAAAATATCCAGGGATTTATTCTTTTACGGTTAAACTATGGTTAGGGGCAATTAATCCCGTAAATAATTACGGAAGAGTTTCGTTAGTAAGAAGGAATTCAGGCGGAACGATTGTTGAGACTTTAATTTTATACAATCAGAACATTGGAGCTGAAGCAATCGCTGCTACTGGTTATTTTAGAGACTCTTGGACGGATGAGTTAAAATTAAATAAAGGAGATACTGTAGAAGTAGAGCTGTTAGTTACAGGTGGCGCCACAGATACAGTGCAAGTATTTCCAAGTGGGTCTACTTTTGCAGGCCACTTAGTGACCCCAATTATATAATTTAAAAGATAAGTGTACGGGAGAAAAGTTATGGTTAAATTTACAGGCAATCAAATGCGTCAAGCAAACACCGCGCAAGATGGTTTTTTATCTTCAACAGATTGGAACACGTTTAATAATAAACAAAATAATTATATAAAAAGAAGTACACCAGCAACTAGAGGCGTGTTAGAACCTACAAATTCAGGAGATGATACTAAATATTTTTCAACGTTAGACGAAACTTATCCAGTACGTTATGATTTATTCGGCAATCACGATTCAATTTATGAATTATGGGATTGCTATTATGAACCAACCGATAGTACAATTAGATCATCAACTGCGACAGGAAATTATCAAGTATATAAGCAAGGTGGAAAATATACAATTTCAGGTGCAGCAGGCGTAGCTCCAGGAGATCAACCTAGTTTTTCAAAGTTTTTTACAATAGATGCTGCAGCAAGTTTAATTACGCTAAATGCTGACGTTGATATGAACGGTTACTTACATTCTGTAAGTGGCAGCGTCATGCAGGTACAAATCCAAAATCCAAATACAGCAAGTATTTTTGAGATAATTGGCAATGGTACGGGAAGCGCACGGCTACAACTAACGCATGGTTCAGACCCGCTATCCGCAGTATCGCTAGAAGCTTTAACGGACACAGCATACTTGGGTTTTGGAGCATTAATTACTAACGGCTTAACTATTGATGGGCCGGTAACCATAACCGATACTCTATATGTCGATTATATTTATAGTGATATTTCTGCCGGCGTAGGGATGCATCTTAAAAATAGCGCGAATAATGGCAATATAACGTTAGAAGCTGGTTTATCAGGGGATATCGCATTATTAGCTCCAAGCAATGGCAGAATTTTATTCTTAGGCAGTAAGCTAAGGATGGATATTAACAATGTCACAAGTGATGGTAGACTCTATGTCGATGAAATAACAAATAACGCGGGTGTTGTTTTAAAGCTTAATGCAACAAGTGGCGGTGCGATTCGGCTAAATGAAAATACCGCAAATGTTGATACGATTATCAGAGGTGATGCTGACGTAAATTTATTTTATGCTGATGCAAGCACTGACCGTATTGGTATTGGAACAAATACACCATTAACTAAATTTCATAATGCCGGTGGCTATACGGGAAATGTAACAACCATAAACACTGCTACTCACAATTTAGGCATAAATGATTATATTTTAAATGTTACACGCACCTCTGCGGGTAATTGCGTAATCACAGTTCCAAGCGCACAATTTACTACAGGTCGTATTTTTCATGTAAAAGACGCTGGAGGAAATGCAGCAGCGAATCATATTACACTTAATACAGAAGGCTCGGAAAAAATTGATAATCAGGACACTTTTATTATAGATCAAAACAATATGTCAGCGAGTTTTTATTGTGATGGAGCTAATTTATTTGTAATTTAATAGAGATTTTAAAGAGGTTTTAAAAATGAGTTATACAACAAGATCAAGTGGGTCGGTGAAAATCACAGAAAACGGTGATACTTCTGAGCCATCATTTAGTTTAAGCCCTGGAGTAATACAACAAATTAAATATGTTAATCCTGTTTTAGATTCCGCTGTTTTTTATCCAGAAACAGCATTAGCAAAAGATGTTACAAGTATTTATGGCAGTTATTCATACGGAGCCGGAATAGGAACAATAACGAGCAGCGGAACAACGGTCACGGGAGTTGGAACGCTTTTTTTATCAGAAACATTTGTTGACGGTTATATCGAATCAGGAGGTCAAAAAAGAAAAATTGTAAGTATAACTAATGATTTATCATTAACAATAGATTCAGCATTTACCCCTGATATAACAGTAGGGGCAGCTTATACTTATGGTGCTGATGATGTTTATTTTGAAAATCCTATTTTAGGTCAAGTACAAGATTGGCGAGTAAGCTTTAGTTATACCGGAAAATCACAAAATGCGGCCGAGGGAATAGACATTATTTTAAAAAATCCAATTTCTGGATTTGAGCGATTATTACCAATCGTTCTAAGCGAGGGAACAACAACGGGAGATTTTTTAACTGCGCAGGTCTCAACCTATGCAGATGCAAATAGCTTGCAAGCACCACTAGGAACCGGAATCGGCGGTTATCAATTGTATATAAGATGTATTAAACAGTCGATTAATGTTGTTATAAAAGATATAGCCAGGTTAAATTCTAGATATTAGATTTAGTTAAGAGACTTTTAATTTACAAAAAATAACCCAAGTAGTATACTACTTATTTTTAGGAGGACTGTGTATGTTAGTTGACTTCAATCAAATTTGTA